TCGCTCTGCACGTCGTCCACGTCGTCAACGACGACTTGGAAGTACTTGCCCTTGTCGATGAGCAGCTCGACCACGCCGCCAGACGGAACCTGCGAAGTGAGGCTCTGACCCTTGGTGTAGTTCGAGATGGTGATCGACGGGATCGTGCGGATCTCGACCTTGTCACCCTGATCCTTGATCTCACCTTCCCAGTCGTTGTTCGTGATCGACGACAGAACCGTCGACTGATAGAACTTGACCTGAAGCTTGCCAGACCAAATCTGCGGGATGAAAACGCCGGCGTAGCCGTCCGTGGTTCCCGAAGAGGAACCGTAGTAGTTGTTAGAGACTGCGAGAGACATAACTTACTCCTGTGAATGTTGTCTCTGCCGCACCTCTAGTTAGTTGCTTTACACGCTAGACAGTATTGTCTTAGCGCAAGCGACCTTCCTTCTGTGCGGCGAAAATATCTTGCTCAATCCTCGCCGCCTCATCCTGCGAATGAACGCCACGTCGTTGCTCGTCATAGAAACGAGCGACATCTGCGGTGGTCCATATTTTCTTGCTCGGCGGTGGCTTGCTCGCTTTGTTAGCGGACGGCACCACCTGATCGGCAAGGCTAGGTTTTGGCGACTCGGGCTCTACTCGCCGAGACTCGTTGTACGAGTTGAAGAAGTTCGCGATACGCCAAGCATCGAGCTTTTCGTAAGCATCGTCGAAGAGTTCCTGCCGGGGACGTCCCGTGTAGGGATCGAGTCCACCGAGGTATGCAAGGAATCCATCGTCCGTGTTTAGCGCTTCCCACTGCGGAGCTTCGCGACCGAGCTGATCAAAGAACTGCTGTCGCGCTACGCGGCGTTGCGTCTCCGTGACTTCCTTCACCTGCGCTTGCAGATTCGGATCAACACCCGGTGTGGCGTTACGCGCTACACGCTGGACCATGTCGATGAAGTCCTTACCGTACTGCTCGACCTCTTCCGGCTTAACGCCAAGGTCGACAGGTGCTGCAGGCTTAGCCTCCGCGTCGCGGAGCTTGGTCTGCAGGTCGGCAATCTGGTCCTTCATCTCGCGGATGGTCTGCGCCATGCGCGGCATCTCCTTAGTGAGACGCCCCTCAGCCACTTTCGCGCGTTGCTTCCAGTGGTTCAGGTCGCCTTCATCTGAAGGTTCTGCGGGCTTTTCCGGTTCTGCTTTCGCGAGTTCCGCTGACGGAGCGCTATCGGCAGGTGCCGGGGGTGTGGAATCTGCAGGAGGTGCGGATGATGTCTCGGCTGCCTTCGGAGCCTCAGGGGGTTGCTGAGGAGTTCCGTACGCCTGCTGGTAGATCTGGTCCGCAAGCTCTGCTTGCTTCTCAACTGACTTCGGTAGTCTGGGCATTATCAATCCTCTGAGCCGTGTCCTACGCGCAAGAGAGCCTCTCTGGAGTCTCTGCCTACGTGACTGGAGTCAGGGCGGGTTATGCCGGAGAACCTCCGGCGGGGTTCATCTGCCTTCGAGTGAAAGCAGCTTGATCAAGTCCGAGAGTGCTTGGCAGTAGCCTTGCAGCTTGTGAACCTGAAGAGACGCCGTAGCGTCCTCCAGTTCCCCTCGCTTTTCCTCTCTGTACTTAGTCAAAAGTTCCGCGAGCCGTTGCACGTCTGAGTCCCGTCTCAGGCGCTCTGCGAGATCTCGCGGGAATTGATTCATTACTTCTTAAACGAGCCGCGCTGCCAGCTCATCTTGTCGTGATGCTTCGGCATCTCGCCGATCATCCCGCCGTTCGCCCTGTACTCAGGGTCGTACATGCTGCGCATGCCGAACGGATCGCTCTCGACCACGCTACTGGCAGCCGTAGCCGAAGAACCAGCCGCGACCGGATCAGTGGCGGTCTTCTCAGAGCGACTCATCAGGATGTCTTTCATCATCTGACGGTCTTCTTCGCGCTCTTTCTTTGTTTCCTTGTAACGCTTGCCAGCGAGGTAGCCCTCGCCCATCCCTGTGGCGAACGATGCCCACTTGCTCATTGCATGACTCCTTGCGGTTGTGGCTGCTGCATCATGGCTTGTTCGGCGGCTGCAGCCTCCGCCTCCTGTCGCGCCTTCTCAGCAGCGAGGATCTCCTCGGGCTTAGGCACGATCTTGTCGACATCAATGTTCAGACCATTCGCCGCCTGACGCAGCAATTCAGCGCGACCCGCGGCACCGATGATCTGCAGGTCGAACGGATTCGCCGTCATCTGCATGAACTCGTTGCGGCGAGCCATCATCGTTTCCTTGAGCAGCGTACCGACCACGCCGGACGCGACGATCTGCATGTCACCCTTAATGGAGACATCGTCGTCGTAAATCATCAGGTGATCGTAGAGGCGAGTCAGCATTTCGCTCATGGCTTTGTCGAGCGAGAGGATCGCCTGCTTGATGCCCTTGGCGGCGTTCTCCATCAGCATTGAGAGACCAGACGCGGTGCGTCCTGCGCCCGATACCGAGGTTGAGCCGTAGACGTAGTTCGGAACGCCAGTCACTTCGTCCGCCACGCGCTGGAAGTACTGCATGACGTTCATCAAAGTTTCGGCGTTCATGTTCGGTTGGAAGAAGCGGACAGCCGGCTGACCACCGCCGGTGCGATCAGAGGTCGTCTGCCAGATCTTCCACGGATACATCTGAGTCAGGTTCTCACCGTCCGGCAAGCGATCAATGCTCACTTCAACCTGCGGACCCGACGCGATACCCATGTTGTTCGAGAGTGCGCGCGCGGCGCCGTTGCAGATGATCTGGACGTCGCGCATAACCTCGGGTAGCGCCACGCCCCAGAACGCGCCCGGGATCGCTTCCCAGCTCGCCTTCGAGTACGGACGGCGACCGAGCGGGTCGGAGTTCTTGATCGCTTTGATGACGTGCGAGCCAACCTTCCAGCAGTTGACCTCGTACTCACCCTCGGGCTCGACGTCTTTCGTGAGTCCCCACTCGATGAGCATTGAGCCTGAGACAGACCCCCAGAACTCGATCGAGTCAATGATCTCCGTGCCGACGAGAGAGTTGTTACGACCCTCAAGCAGGTTACGCTCGGTGTCACTCTGCTCCATGAACTGCATGCCACTACGACCGTACTGCTCCAACGCCGCCTTGATGGCGTCGTCGTTGTAGCCCGGTGTGCCAAGGAGTCCAGAGAGATCTGCGCGCGTCAGCTGATGGCGCTGAATGATGTAGCCGTCCTGACAGTTGACCGCGTTAGGAGACGGGAAGATGTCATACGGCGACACGCGCTCAAAGGACTCGGCGATATCTTCGAAGACCTCAGGCTTGAAGTTTCGACCCCACTTCAGGGCGCGCTTCTTCTTCACGACAGGACCCTTGAGGATCGCCGCCGGGAACGTCACGAAGTCATAGATCAGTTCAGCCTGCGTATCAGACCAGCCCGCTTCAACGAGCTTGTCATGCATGCGGCGCTCCATCTTCGATGAGGCATCCTTCGCCTTATCGTTGATGGCTTTCGTGACCGCCTCGTACAGCTCCTTCATGCGCACATCAATCGCGCGCGGGTCGATCGCCATGCCCTGCTGTTGAACAGCATCGGCTTCCATGACCACGGTCTCGATCACGCCCTCACGCATTTCGCTGGGCAGAGAAGGCTCGACAGTGGGAGACAAGGACCACGTCTGCTGCCCGGTGGACAGCATGACGTCTTTGATCCAGCTCTCAGCTGCGCGGCACTTAATGTCCGTGAGCATCATGTAGATATCCGCACCGCCCGTCTGGCGAATCTGGGCGAGCTTGTCCGGATCGTACTCACCACGGCGCTGGCGCTCGCACTTGAGCAGGCGCTCAGTGATATCCGCCTTGGCGGACTTCGCCTCCTGATAGCACTTGTCGATGTACGCAGACAAAGACAATACGGTCGGTGCGCTGACCTCCGTCTTCTCGATGTCCCGGCGTAGTCTTTGCGATTGAAGTGCCATGTGTGTTTAGACCCAGCCTGCAGCGGCGGGCGCTTGTCTCACCGTTTTGGCTCTGACTGGATTCATCTCAGACCTCATGTGTAAGCATCCGTACTGCAATGCGTCATGGATGTGACTGAACTTGTCCTTCACCGGGCGATCTTTGAATCGCGCCGTGCCGGACACCCTTAACCGCTCGTAGCGGTATCCCCCGTTGAATCCCTTCCGCAGCATCTTGCAGCTGGGGTCGAGCAGGAATCCCGGCTCGCCACCTGACAGGCGCTGGAGGAAGTACGCCACTGACTCACGGCGAGCGATGAACTCGTTCGTCGGAGCGGGCTCACAAAGCAGCCCAAGCTCCATGAGTTCCTGCATGCAGGTCTTCTCGTCGGTCTGGCTGCGAATGTTGCCGGCAGGGTCGCCCACTGCCTCAACACGATATTTGCTGTACTCGCCACGGATCACCGGGCGCACGACCTCGGAGTAGAACTGGCGTATGCCCATGTCTTCCGAGACCAATTCTTTGAGAATCATCAGCTGACCGCGGCTGTTCATTTGCAAGAATGCGCACGCTGGCGTGAGACCGAAGTCGAACGCGAGGAGGATGGGCATTCCAGAGACCGGGTTCAGCGGCTTTTCGCTGAAGTGAATCTTGTCGTTGTACTCCGGATAGACGGGCTTGCCGTCCATCGTCGTACCGTATTCGCCGAGCAGGAATACTTTGATCCAGTCTTCGGTCTTGCCGGCGAGCTGGTTCAGGTAGTACTGGTAACCGAGCGAGTGGTTCGCAATGTTCTCGGCGTCCGGGTTCGGCAGGAACTGACCGTAAGTCGGTGACTTCGGATCGTTGTCCCGCATCAAGCCACCGGGCTGCTTGAAGAACTTAAAGATCTCCGGGCGATCTTCTTCGGAGAGCTTGTACCACCAGCTGTCGTCGTCCGGCGGGTTCGTGTCCATGATGACACCCGTCCAGCTCGGACCACCGTTGCGCTTCGAGGGAAAGCGTCCGACACGCTGCGTGAGCATGTCGAGCACTGCCTTATCCATCTCAGACGCTTCGTTCATCCAGCCGCCGGTGAGTTCCAGCGACCTCAGCTTGCCAACATCCTCAGGGCGATCGAGCGCCATAAAGATGGCTTCAAGTTCAAGTCCCGTACCGTCACCGATGTCCGAGATGTTGATGTGCGACGTGATGGGCGTATCCCACTTCATCGTCGCGAGATCCTGATACCAGTCCATCCACGTCTTAATCGTGGTCGACTTGAGTTCAGGGTACGTGTTACGGCAGATCGCCCAGCGTGAGCGGCGTATGCCATCCGGTCCCGGCTTCTGTTCAAGCGCCCGGGAGAGAATCTCAAAGCAACATGCCGTCGACTTACCCGAACCGACCGGACCCATCAGTCCTCGAACGAACGAGCTGTCCTGATGGAAAGCCTCGCTCACCGGTCCCGGGGCGACGTAGTTGATATTCATCTGCGCCGACTGATTCGTTGCAGCTCACGCTCGACGCGCACTGCGGCAGCTGCCTGCAGAATCCACTCGAACGTGTTCACATTCGAGTTCCAGTCGAACACGGGCATCCTCACAGGAGCTTCGCTTCGGCGTCGCGTCGGCGCACTAGACCGGGCAACACCCTGCCCCCGCCCCTCGTCCACTTCATCAGCTGCTCCTTCGCGGCTTCCCAGTCCTCCGCATTCACCTTCCGCCTCAGCGTCGAGGTCTGCAGTCTCCCCAGTCCCAGATTGAAGGCGAAGTCCGTGATCGCCGCTAAGCGTGTCGGATGGAGCAAAAGGATGGGACATAGGCGAAGTACCCCGGGAAAGAAGTCTCTCTGTAGTTGAAACATGAGGAGACCCGTCGCCACTTCCCGTGTGATCGGCGGATCGGTGAGTTCTACCCTGCGACCGTCCAAGTAGTAGGTCGCGCCGTACCCGATCGTGGGTACACCGGCGCTGCAGAGGTACGGCTTCGACCGGAACCCCTCGAAGTGCTTACACAGCTCCGAGGTGATCGACAAAGCGTCGCCCATTACAGCCCACGCTTAGCCAGAGTCCGGTCGAGGAACCAGTAATTCAGTGTTCCGGAGACGAGCGCGGCAAAATCCGGCGTCAGCATTGCCTTAAACGTCTCCATCGGGTCGAGCCCGACGCGCCACGTCTCGTAGCAGTACCACGCATGCAGGAATGACCAGAGCCCGAGTATCCAAAAAGTCACAACCGGGCGTACGGAGGCGCTCAGGGAGGCTACCCAGCCTGCTCCCGCTGCCTTGACCATCTCCGTTTGCTGCTCAATCGCCGCATTGAAGGCGGACATGGCGCTCGTATCCACCGCAAGGTCGCGCTGGGCGCCAATCTCCGCCATCTTCTGTGCGCCACGCTGCTCTTCGAGCTTGCACTGGCGGTCGAACATGGACAATTCGTGCGCGCGCTCGTTCTTTCGGTCGAACGCCTTGAGGAATTCGGGTACCAGACGGAACACACCGCCCAGTACGGACCCGAGTACACCGCCGCCGAGCAGCTCAACCATGACTTACGCCTTCTTCCGGCGCTTAGCGCGCGGCTTTTCAGGCTCAGGCTTCGTCTCTGGCTCTATGTCGCCCCTCGCCACACGCACCATGTGAAACAAATCACTCGCTTGGTACCGGCGCAGGGTGTTCGCAACCACCCCGAGGAGGCTGTACGACACAAAACCAATGATGAAACCTGCCGGGATCTGCATCTCCCAGCTGGTCGGCAGTCCGAGAAGCAGTAAAACCGGCGGTCCGAAGATCACCGCACACGCCGTTGACGTCCCACCTCTCGTAAAAGCTTCCGTAATGGTCTGCGGGCGGACGTAAGCCATCATGCTGGAACCGCCAGCCAGCCCCGAAACAGCCGCCGTAAGCTTCTCTGTGACGTAAGACGAGACATCCATATCAGTGAACCTGTGTTGATTCATGGTTAGCCAGCTCGAATGACTGGATTAACATCCCCGCCAACCGCTCAAGGTCAGCGGGACCGTGCATCTCCCGCATGTCAATCTCCACCTCGTACTGGTGAATCTTGCCGTGCAGGCTGATGAAGCCGTGTACCAGCACCAGAAACGGTGCCAGCTGTCCCTGCATGTCACTGCGATAGCCGACCTGTACTTCCTTCAGTGGCTCGAACTGGCGTAAGTACGACTGTAGGGCGACATCGAACATGCAAGGCTCCAAAAAAAATTACCGTTGAGTACAACAAGCCCCAGTGCCCCGGGGGTACCCGTGGTCCACAGGGGGTCACACTAGGTGTGAGGGTGCAAAAAAGCGCGCTCACTGCGTGTGAATGGGTATATATGGGGTACCAAACGACGCCGGGTCGCGCGCGTGCGGGTCCGCATGGGCGTGCCCGAGCGTGCGCGCGGTCGATCGCGCCTGTGCGCCGTGCGCGAACAGCTGTCCGCGTGTGCGCACCCGGTTATTCAGCGCGCGAACAGGTGGGCTCAACAGGGGCGAACAGTCGACCACCGGACTATTTGTCCGCGCGATCCTCCTGCACGATCAGCGAGTTACCGTCGATTGTGTGTCCCACGCTGTGGGGAGCACGTGTGATCCCGATGTTGAACGTGATGCCTGAGCGCTGCTCGACAGCCTGTTGCTCGCCCCACCTGCTTGGGCGCAGCTTCGCCGCAATCCACTTGCGGGTGTCCACGCGCAGCCGTGCAGCCTGTATCTGCTCAAGGGTGCCGAACTGTGACTCGTCCGCGATCTCGACGATCTCGTCGGCAAGGCTGTCGGCGCGGTCTTCGTGAGCGCGCGCGTAACGTGTGTGAAAATCCTTGTTCTCACGTAACCACCGATACACCGTCTGCGCATCACGATCGTTCTGTCGGCACCAGCTGCGCAGTGAGCGCCCTTCGGCTACCCATGCGCACAGGCTGTCTGCTTGCTCTACCGTGTACTCACTGGGACGCCCTCTCTCGCGCTGTATCAGCGCCTTGTGGCGTTCTGCTGCTTCCTGCTCGCGCTGGGCTAGCTTGCTGAGCTCTTCCGCCTGTGCAGCCTCCTTGGCTGCCTTGCGCTCTTCCCTCTTCTGGGCTCTTGTCTGCTTGGGTGTTGCTTGCTCGCTCACGCGAACTCCTGCGGCGTTTTACTTTCGTGTATCACTTCGCCGAATGCTTGTTCACTAGGTCGAACAGCGTACGGACCTTCTCTTCGAGCACGGCGATTCTCAGGTGCGCCTGTGCAGCGATCACAACCACCGTGACGATGCCGACGATGATCTGCCATCCCTTGGTGACTGCCTCGACCGCTTCCATGCGACTGCCCCCCCGACAGCTGTTGTGTGCGCGTGTTACCGCTTGCGGCGTTTTGCCGTCTTCGCGCTCTCCCTGAATGCCTTGTCCGTGGGCGCGCCCTTGCTGCCCGGTGTTCTCATGCGCTCGCTTGAGCCCGCCTTGATCCGCTCGCGCTTGGCGTGGATGTTGGCGTATAGCCCGCGGGCAGCCATGATCAGCGCTTCCCGCGCTTGGCTAGGCACATGCCAGCCGCACGGCACGTTGCCGCCGCTTTGCAGTCCTTGCAGGGCTTGAATGCCCCGGGCTTGATCTTGCCGCCGTCGCGGTAACCCGCCGGCTTCATCCCTTTCGCTCGCA